CAGCTCAGTGAAGGTGATGCGGCTGCCGCGGTTTCTCGGATCCTCCGCGAGCACGCTCTTCTGGCAGCGCAGAGTATCTGCCATCTATCAGCCTACGCCCAGAACGAGCGCATTAGACTTCAAGCGTCAATGTACATCATTGATCGGGTCCTAGGCGGCGACGCAGACATGGATCTCAAGCTCGCGCAAGAGCAGGCGCACATGGTTGGTACCGCAATGTATACGGTCATTCGGGCCTTGGGGTTGAAGTTTAACTTTGATCCAACTAGTCCGGAAGTCCGGGAGTTGGCAAGGAAGACGCTCATCACGGTGTCGGAAGGTGGGAGTGAGCCAAGCTAAGGAACTTCTGCAACAGATAGCTGGGGACTATTTCGGGCCGGTAGATGATCCGCTAACGCGGATCCAAAAACGTCTGCGCGTACACTACACCAAGGCGCAAGAGTTAGTGGTTCGATCGGTCCTAAGGAATCGCTACACGGCCGTACCTAGTGCTCATGACGTAGGCAAGAGCTTCATCGCAGCCACCCTAGTCTGTGATTGGATCGAAAGTCATGAGCCGGGTACGGCCTTCGTTATTAGTACTGCTCCAACGACACCGCAAGTCAACGCCATCCTGTGGAGAGAGATCGAGCAGCTGCATCGGAAGAACGGCCTAACCGGGCAAATCAACACCGGACGGGTCCCAGAGTGGAAGATAGGCAAGGCGTTAGTTGGGTATGGTCGTAAACCTGCTGACTACGATGAGACAGGCTTCCAAGGGATCCACGCCTTGTACCCGCTCATCGTTGTCGACGAGAGCGCCGGTATTCCAAAACTGCTATGGGATGCCGTCGACGCTCTCGCTACCAACGAGAACGCCAGGGTGCTAGCTATAGGCAACCCTGATGATCGGACGTCACATTTCAAGACCATTTGCATGCCTGGGTCCGGCTGGAATGTGATCGAGCTCGATGGGTTGACTAGTCCTAACATGACCGAAGATGAAGTTCGACATGTGTCCAAGCAAGAAGGATGCGGGGACCTCTACCAGTTCATGGTAGACCACCAGATACCTTTCTCAGCGGAAGATGTCACTTGGGAAGTCAGTCAACAGTTGCTTAGCCCTCAGTGGGTCGCCGAGCGCATGTTCCGCTGGAACGTCTACAAAGACGACGCAGGTGAGTGGGTCACCAGTGCGTTGTGGGAGAGCAAGGTTCGAGGGAAGTTCCCAGTCTCAGATTCTGAGGGGATCATTCCTATGAACTGGGTTCAGAAGGCTATCGAACGCTGGAATGCAAACACCCTCCCTGTGGAAAAGATTCCAGGGCGGCGCGTGTTTGCCTGCGACCCTGCACGAGAGGGGTCTGATGAGACAGCGATATCCGAGCGCCAAGGCTTCCGTGTCCTCGGTCTTGACCGTGTTGGTAAGCAGGACACTCGTACTACCACTGTACGTCTACACGAACGGATGTCGGCAGTTCCTGACTCACGAGCCGTCGTCGATGTCATTGGTATTGGTGCCGGAGTGGTTGACGGATTGAGGGAGTTTGGCGATGAGGTCATGGCCTTCAATGCAGCCGCCAGGAGCGACATGTCGGACCATTCAGGTGAGTTCTCCTTTAACAACGTGCGATCTGCTGCCTGGTGGAACCTTCGTGAGCTACTGGATCCCGCTAACCCTGCAACCAACTTGGAACTTCCCCCTGATGACAAGCTCATGGGGGACCTGACCGCACCTCGATGGCGAGTAGCGCCAGGCGCTAAGATCGTTGTGGAGCCAAAGAACGACACCAGAAAGCGCATCGGTAGGAGTACTGATTCCGGAGACTCAGTGGTCATGTCGTTGTGGTTCTCGGGTATTGACTTCGGTGAAGCGGTGATTGAAGAGTATGGTGGCGCTTCTAGCCAGACATACGGGTACCCAGACCCTCAGTTTACGGGAGAAGACTTCTACGTAGCCGGTATTTCAGAGTTTGAGTACGTCCGATGAGCTACCCAGAGATTCTTGACCTCTCGACCTTGAAGGTCAATGGGCAGAAACTGCAGATGGAGCGCGAAGTCGGGTCGATCTTCGACTTCAAGGCTGGAGACCTTATATTCAGCGAGGTTCCAGGCGCTCCTACCAAGGACGGACTAGTTTACGACTACCGTGAGCCGTCAGTTCTGCAGATTGCCGAGATGCTTGAAAGGGATGGCAAAGCATTGTCCCTAGCTCAAGTGCTCGCGATGCCGATTATCGGGGCTGGGTGGCTCGTTGTACCCGGGAGTGGCAACAGCGACCACAGCATTTCTCAGTGGGCCGAAGAGCTGCTCCGACTGGGTCCGAGCCACCCAGATGGTATGCAAACGCCTATGGAGTCAGTGATTGCGCAGATGACTGAGGCGTTTTGGAACAGGCGGAGCTACCACGAGAAGGTGTTGAAGACTGGTTCGAGCGGAACCCAGGTCGTTTATGACAAGATTGCGTGGCGTCCAGCTGATTCTTGCACCCTACTGAGGGATAAGAACAACGGTGACCTTGGCGGGTTCACGCAGTGGGTGTACGGGAAGCCTGAGCAACAGGTGATTCCGATGCCGTACGCTCATGTGTACATTCACGGGCAGCATCGGAACCCGATGAAGGGGATTTCTGACTTAACGGTTGCGTATCATAACTACAGAGCGAAGGAGAAGCTCAAGTTCCTATGGTTCACGTACTGCGAGGTCATGTCCCTACCACGTACTGTTGTGCTTGCTAATGGTCCTACGGTTGCGTCGAAAGCTGCCAAGGCCATTGCTGCACTCAAGACGGCCGGTGTGGTGGGCATGCCCAAGGAGTGGATCAACTCGATTCAACCGCTCCCAACGTCGTCTGCAGGCGCTAAAGAGTTCCAAGAGGCCATAGCTTACCTGGATTCTGACTCAAGCATGAGCCTTTTGGCGAACTTCATGGATCTGCCGTCAAGGGCCATGGGTACGGGCGTTGGAATGCAGACCTCCACGCGTGGATCAAACGCTCTTAGCCAATCTGCACAGGACCTCTTCTTCAAGCTGGAGAAGGCCTGGGCGATGGAGCTGCAGACTTGTGTCACGAACTCTCTGATTGCTGACCTTGTTCGCTGGAATAAGGGTAGTAAGGTGCAAGTCCCTCAGTTCCTGATAGGCCCGATCCAGCAAAAGGACCTGCAGGACGCGTTCATAATGTTGGGGCAGATCGCAACGAGCATGTCACCTCTGAAGGTGCCTACCAACTTCGTGGAGCAGCTGGTGATGATCGTCGGAGATGCGATCGGAATGAACTCCGATGACCTGCAACAGTCACTCAACAAGGAACGTACACGCTTGGAGAAGCTAGCTGAGTCGCCAGGGATGTTCCAGGACGCGCCTTTACACGCTGCAACTAATGTCGGAGCAAAGGTCGCACAGCGTGTGAATCAGTCAACATCGTCTGAGGGGCAGCAGTAATGCCGACTGTAGTCACTGTTACTGGGACCTTTGATGGTCCTCCGGGGCAAGCAGCGACTACCTCTGACCTTCAGTGGCAACTCTCGGCGTATTTGCATGACGCCTTGAACAATATCATCGCGACCCCTTCACCAATCCCTGTGGTATTGGATAACACGGGCACGTTTAATGTGCAGGTGTACGCGAACGATGACCCGACTGTGTCTCCTCAAGGGACGTTCTGGCGGTTGTCAGGTTACGTTAACGGCCAATACATCAACGAAACCTACACGTTTAGTCATACGGATATCGCCGTCGACATCTCTGATGTCGCACAAGCGACGCCTACTTTGCCTTATACCTCCTACGCAAGTCAGGCGGAGGTCAATGCTCTCCAAAGTCAGATCGATAGTATCCCGTCACCTACCGGTCCTCCGACGGGTGCTGCAGGTGGTGATCTCGGGGGTACGTATCCTAACCCGTCAGTTTTGCAGGTCGATGGTGTGCCTATAGCTGGTTCCCCTTCTGGCGTAGGCTCCGCCATCAAATCGACAGGCTCTGGAACCGCTGCTTGGGGGTTCGATTCGACCATACAGCAGTTAGTGCCTGGCGGCTCAACTGACTGCTATGCGACAATCATGAACCACATTAATACCCTGTTCGACGGCGAGATGCCTCCGGGGAAGTATGCGGTTTCAAAGCCTGTCGTACCTCCTACAGGCTCACGACTTGCTGGCCTTGGTAGCCCTCCGCAGGCTCGTGATGCTGGTGTTCCTGTGTCTCTCTACACAGGAGCAATGCTAGTACCGTCGTCGAGTTGGCGGCAGACAAGCGCTACGACGTTTATAGCGTCAGGATCGCACTTCGCAACGATACCGGGGACCAGCTTCACTTTGAATGTAGCTTCAACAAATGCGACGTCAACAGGACCTGCGTTCACGACAACCGGTATCCTTATTGTCGAGACGTATCCGGTTGGCGGTCCTGGTACGTATGGCGGTGGATGGAACACTCTAGCCTACACAAACCTGACGAGTACAACTTTCACTGGCTGTACGTTGACGTCAGCTAGTTCTGGTGCTGGTAACAGCGTGATGTTACAGAATATCACGTCTGTTGTGCAGGCGACAACGATTACTGCGTTCTCCCTGGGCGCAGGTAACATTATGACGATCACAGCGGCTAACAACTATTATGCCGGTCAACCTGTGATCGTATGTTGTTACCTCGTAGACTCTTCAACAGGTAACCCGATCGGGTCGACTTACCAGCCTCTTGGTACGTTTGAGGTGCTCGCGTCAGGCCTTTCGTCGTCAGCATTTCAGATTCAGCTACTTGGAACGCCAGCAGTCCCTTCAGGCAGCTCCGGCGTTTTGCACCTCGCGTCAGCAGGAAGTGCTACAGCTCCGTATGATGCCGTTGTCGCCGTGTGCAACCCGTACTGTAAACTTGAAAACTTTGGTGTTGACGCCGGTACTACGGCTTACAGGGCTGTCGGGTTTTGTGCTCAGGACTCAAAGGGTCGTGATGTATTCGCGTATGGCGGTACAACGACGTCCTTTGATACTGAGCCTCAGCTAAACGCCAATGAGACTCGTTGTTCTCTAGATTACTGCTATGAGGAGCAGCCTGCTGGGTCTAAAGCGGCTGCCCTGGTTTGGTGGGGTAACAACGGCCGAATCAGCAAGAACTACAAGACCTCAGGCATGTTGATGGCGCTTGGTGGCAACTGTGAGTGGCATGGTGGGCACCAGGCAGGTGGATGGCCCTTCAACACATGGCTCGGGAACTCTGACATCTGGTCTGGTGTGTTCTTTGACTCGTTGTCGAACCAAGCAACTGCAATGTTCTTCAGTGGTGGGCGCCCTTCGAACTCTCCCGTGGTCCTTTCTGGCTGCAAGATTTACAACTCTGTAACCGCTCCTGGGGGTTCGCCGCTTAACTTGCCTATTTTCCATGGTGGAACAACTGGTGGTCAGGGTGTATGTTTGGGTGGCGATTGTACGATCGATGCCTCAGCAAACGGTCAGTTTTCGCTTCTTTTTGATAATCCTTGCGCAAGTGATAGTGTCCTTGACGGTGTTTCAGCGTCGTCAACATCAGCTCTTGGAACAACATGGCCTCTATTCCCGTCAACACCAGGCTCTTCTGGCTTGTATTTCCCTGGCTACTACGGCCGATTTCTACAGGCTGGTACAGCGATTCGCGGGTCGTTGTTTACGAAGACAACAGGTCTTGTGAACAATGGTGGTGCTGGTCTTACAGCAGGGTC